CGAATACTATTGCAGTACTCTCGCATCGTGGTCGGACCTAGATCAGTCCGAATGGCTCCCCCGGTTGTGCCGTTGCTTGTTCTCGACCGGCGTTGATAGGATAATGGAGGCAAGGGTCATGGAGTTCGAAGGAATCAAGGCAGAGCAGTCATCAGCTCTACTTCGTGATTCCGTCCTTCTTCCCCCCTTGTGTCTTATCGACGGATTTGGACCCCTCCCGGAAACCCCTAAACTGTTCGAAAGGCTTTCGCACTCGATCAATCAGGTGAATCGTATGTTGTTCGTCTATTCCGATGTTTTCCGACATTTCGGTGTTGACCCCCATCTCTTGGGAGCACCCTCACAGGTGTCTTACTGGATGTGGTTAGGTCTATCTGGAAATCTTGAGAAATATCTGAAGATGACAACTGCTAATCTCCTTGCGAGAGTCCTCGATCAAAATGAGCTTGTTCTTCTTCCACCACACTTTGAGGAGGCTGGATGTGGACCCTTCGGGGGCCCCTTCGGTCGTCATCTGAAAAGAATCCTCTATTATCATCGTTCTAAGTGTGGTCGACGAAGCAATCGATCGATCCAATTGGCCTTCTCCCTCTATCAGGGGAAGGCCGGTTCTCTGACGGTGCCTCTCGATTTCGTTGAGGCCCAGGTGAAATCGGCTGTTGAACGCCTTTCTTCCACCCATGACGACCCTTGCAGGGATGAGTCACTTCGAAAGTTGTTATTCAAATCTGTTGAAAGAGTTGTGGACGAAGTTTTCCCTCAAGAAGAGGTTCGCACCTCTACTCTTGGGAAAGATCGTATTCCCTCTTTGAGATCATCGTATCAAGTCTCACGGAAAGGTTACGGTGCCTTCGGGCATATCGTACCGGAACGTCAGACCTCCGATGTTATTGGAGAGAGGGTCCTTCTAGGCTTTTATCACCTTCGTACCTGTGTTTTACCGATTTATGGAGAAGACCCCGAAGAGTATGACCATTGGATCGAGGAGAGTCTAAAGAGAGCAAGGGCAGTTGATCGTGTAAACTGCAAGCCTGTCGGTCTATGTGAGCCCTTTAAGGTTCGAGTGATTACCAGGGGGGATGCGGACGTTTATCATTTGTGTCGTAGGTATCAACATACGATTCATACGAAAATGTCCCGTCACCCCACGTTTGATCTCACCAAAGGACCCATTACTTCCGTCCAGCTTGATCGGTTTTGGTCTATTGCCTCTGTTTTCTCTAAGAAGGGCTGGAATATCATCTCCGGTGATTATGAAGCGGCTACGGATTATCTCGATCCAGAACTCAGTGAGTACTGTCTCGGTTTGATCCTTAATCGCATCGGTTGTCCCGTAGAAGATCAGAAGGCCCTCCTCTTGGCTCTCACGGGTCATCGGATCTTTCATGGTGCTGATCGTTTCGGATTTGTGGACCAAAGGTGGGGTCAACTTATGGGTTCTCCTATTAGTTTCCCTATCCTCTGTATCCTCAACGCTGCTGCGACCGTTCTTTCTTTAGAACTCGGGGGGATGTGGATCCCCCTGGAGTGCCTTGACTTGGTCCGTCCGTCTGTTGCTTCTTATCCCCTGATGATCAATGGGGATGATGTCGGCTTCATGGCTGATGAGAAGACCTATGAGATTTGGAAGAGAGTCACCCGACTCGCTGGACTTCGGTTCAGTGTTGGTAAGAATTATTCTCACCGGGACTGTCTTATCCTGAACTCTGCTGTCTTCCGTGTGGAACCTGCTCACAACCGTCTTCTCCCTCTCCCGCACCTTCAAGTCGGTCTTCTCTATGGCCAATCTGAAAAGTTCTGTCGCCCAGCCGATCGAGATGAGGATACTCCCTTCGGGGAATCCGAGTTTCTCGGCTCGGGCTATGGACTTTCTCAGATGTGTCGAGATCTTCTCCTTCCTTGGAGCGATGATCAGAAAGATCTTCTTTTGTCCCGTTTTATTACGGTCAATCGGAGTCGTCTGGAACGTGTCCCTCGGGGCATGTCCTGGTTTCTGCCTCGCCACTTGGGCGGTCTTGGTCTTCCTCACGTTAGGGATCCCGAGGTGACGGATGGTCAATTGCGCTTGGCAGCGTACTTGGCCACGAGATCGGTCGATGACTCTGACCTACGAGACTTCATACATCCTAATCTCCCCCTCTTTCTTTCCACGTACCTCTCCGAAAGGGGTTGGTCCGCTGGTAAATTGGGAGCTGCTTACCGTGAATATACCTCCTTCGAGGAGAAGAAACTTTGTCTCGGTAAGGAATCCTTCCCTCTCTTGACGTCTTATGCCCTTAAGGGGGCCTGGACCGACAGTGTTGATCATGAAGGGGCGATTCGGAAACAGTTTGAAGAACTGTGGAGAAGAGCGAAGCAAAATCGACTTACCTCTATGGGTAAAGATAAGGCGCTCGCGTACTCTCGTCCGAGGGCACGCGAGCTGGTTGGTTTAGGTGGTTTCTGGTCGTCCGGATCAGGAGTCAGCTGGTCAGACCTCTCGAGTCAATGTTTCAGCGAAGGCTGTGACTGTCATCTTGAGAGGTGGCTTGACCCACCGTCGTGGTGATCGAAACGACGGCGAGGGTGGGCGTTCATTGTTTCACTTGAATTTCCTTGGTTGGTAGATTGGTGCTAGGACTGGTCCTCCGAAACACTAATATAGCATTCCAGCGGATTGGAATATCGGTTGCTCTTCCCCACGGGGGAAACAACCCATTGCCCCAATTCTTGGACGAGAAGTCCGCAAGGAT